TTGCTGAGGAGCCGCTTCTCCTTCTCACCAGAGGTGGCCTTCATGATGATGCCGCGCCACTGGTTCAGGGCGCTCACGAGCGAGCCGAGGCTGTCCGGGCTGCCCATCGCGGAGCGGAACTCGGTGCGCTGGTAGCCGGCGACCTGTCCGAAGCGGCTGATGGTGAGGTCGCCCATGGCGTCCTTGCGGGCCTGCTTCTGTGCGTCGGTCAGGCCGCCCTTCGCGAACCGCGGCAGCCGGTCAGCGTTGATCAGCTCCAGCAGGCGACGATGCTTGGCCGTCTGACGGGCGTTCACGATGAACTCGGTGTTGGAGCTGCGTACGACGTTGCCGGAACCCAGCATGGTGATGATGTCGTCCGAGGTGCCCGTCCCTGGGCCCTGCACATACCCGCCGTCGGGGTACGCCTGCACGTCTCCGCCGGACGCATACCCGCGGACCAGGCCGCCGGACGCGTACCGGCCGGACGCGCCGAGGAAGCTCGCGCCGTCCTTCCGATAGTGGGCAGTGATCGTGATCGACTTGGAGTACAGCGAGTCGACAGCCGCCTTAACGCCTCTCACGTTTGTTAGCGCCTGGCCCGTATGGGCGCTCACCGAGACGCTGCCGTCGGGCAGGCGTTTCACTTTCAGGCCGAACGACTCCAGGATTGTCTCCGCGCCCTTGCTCAACGTCTTCAGGGTGACGCTCTTCGAACCGGGCGTCTTCTTCACTGCGGCGTTGAACGCCTCCAATCCGGCCTGCGCGTCCTCCTTCTCCATCTTGATGAGCGTCTTCTTCTCGCTGGGGATGTTCATCAGCGACTTAGCTAGCTGCGTCGCCTCCTGCTTGCTCAGGCCCATCGCCCGAGCACTCTCGATGAACGACTTCCTGCCGCGCTCGTAGATCCCGTTGACGGACTCCCAGCTCTCCCCGGATTCCCGCGCTGCGAGTGCCGCATCCTTCGTCTTCGTTGCGAGGTCGTTGAGCGCGGTCGCGGCTGCCTGGGCCTTCGGACTGTTCATGTCGAGTTTGCCGCCGACCATGTCGAGGCTGCCCGCGTTCTCCTGCGCAGCCTTCGCGGCGGCGTCAATGCTCGCCTCGAAACCGATCATTCCGCCGAGCGCGTTGCGGTTCGCATCGTTGAGCGCCTCGATCGACCGCCGTAGACCATCCGCAGACGACTTCTGCGCGTCCAGCTTGCCCTGCACCGCCAGCGCCTGATCACCGAACAAGCCCATCGACTGAGCCGCCAACTGCTGCTCGAACGCCTGATCCTTCAACGCGGCCTTGTAGTCATCGAGCTGACCGCTGACTTCCTTAGCGGAAAAGCCTTCCGCCTTCATGGATTTGGTGATGTTCTTCAGGGCGTCGGCGGCGAGGTCGTCATGACCGGCCTTGACCAGCCCTGCCAGCGACTTGTCGAGGGCGTCGATGTTCTCCTTGGCGTCCTTGACCGGGGTGCTGTCGGTCCCGAAGAAGCTGACGATGGACTGCTGGGCTTGGTCCAAGCCCTCCGGGTCGATGACCTTCTGCAGACTGTCCGCGAGCCCGGATAGATCCTTCCCGAACGATCGCGCGGCCTCACCAGTTACCTTGCCCGTCTGGCTCAGGCCCCGTAGCGACGTAGCCAGCTTGTCGACATCCGGGGGCGCCTTCTTCCCCATCTGCGACAACTCTGACAGGGCCACCACCAGGATGCCGATTCCGGAACCGATCAGGGCGACCTTCGTGGCCCGCGACAGCGTCCCGAACGCGGCGGCAAGGCCAGTCAGGCCGCCGCCTGCAGCCGTCGACGCGGCCCGCATTGCCGCCAGCGACGTACCGAACGCGGCCATCGCCCCGGTTGCGCCACCCAAGCCCATTGCGGCGACCTTCACGGCCTTGAATACCAGCACGAACTGCAACAACGCGCCCAGAGCGTCGGTGGGGACCGCGTTGACTAGCTTCGCGAGCGCGTTCACCACTGACAGGATTCCCACACCCGACTCCGACGCCGCCGCCACCAGATGCGCCAGCGCCTGCCCCAGACTCCCCAACGTGTCGGCGACCTGCGGCCCCACCTCGCGGACATACGCCATGAACTCCGAGAACTCGGACGAGCCGCCACCCTCGGACATGGTGCGCATGAACCGCACCAGCCCATCCGTCGCACGTGCCAAAGTGCCGCCAGCGAACTGGGCGAACGTGTCCATCAACCGATCGAACCCCGAAGAGTTCACCCCGCCGGCGAGCACCGTCATCAGCCGGTCCAGCTCGCCGCTCGTCGACCGCACCAGCGGCGACAGCCTCGGGAGCAGCGATCCGAACGTCGCGAGGCCCTTGGTTACGACGGGCATTGTGTCCCCGGCCAGCGACTGCGACCACGCTTTATACGAATCTTTGAACACCGAGAACGCGGCAGTCGCCTTACGGGTCGCGGGGTCCATGTCCTGCACGGCACGCAGGTAGTCGGCCTCTGCCTCGGCTGCCTCCTTCGAGGTTCGGCCGTGTTCCTTGACCGCGTCCGTGTATTTCTTCTCCGCCTCGGCGGCCTTCGCCACCACGGCGATCTGGCCCCCGACAGCCAGACCGAACGCGCCCGCCGCCGCGCCGGCTGCGGCCAGGCTCCCGGCGACGGGGATCGCTGCGGCGGCGATCGGGACCAGCGCGGGCGATAGCAGCAGAGCGGACTTGCGTAGCCGGTCCATGCCGTCACCGACACTGCTGGAAGAGGCGCGGACGGTGCCAAAACTGCCGCGCAGGCCACCCATCGTGCCGGTGAGGCTGCGCATGCTTCCGTCGAGGTCATCGGTGTCGCGGCGGAGTGTGCGCGAGCGCTGCGACATCGTGTCAAGACGGCCGTCTGCGTTACGGGCCGCGATGTTCAGGGAGCGCAGGGCGCGGGAAGCATCCTGCGCTGAGTCTTTCACGTTGCGCAGCGCCACGGATGCAGCGGCAGCCCGCGAGGTAAGCCCGTCGAGACCGCGGCCGGCATCGCGGGCCTCGTCACGGAGCCGGTTCAGGGAACGGTTGACGGCGGCGAGCCCAGCCGCGGTGTTATTGGCGACCCGTACTCGGATCTCTATGTCGTTACCCACCGCCGTCACCTCCCTCCGGTGTCCCCAACTGTTCGATCTCAAGCAGGTGCAGTAGCTCTACGTCCTCGGCCAGCACCTCGGACGGGAGTTTGTGGAAGCGGTCGCAGAGGTTGAGGATCAGGCGGGCACGCTGGTAGGCAGGGGGAGGTCCGACAGGGGTTCCATCGGGATCGACGCCTCCAGGGATGGCTCGCCATCGGGCGAGCTCTGAGGCAAAGGGCCGTAGACCTTCCCTCCGATTCGCTCAATCCACTCGGTGGCCAGCGCGAGGGCGAGGTCTTCGTCGAGTTTGAAGAACTCGTCCCGGGTGGGTGGGGTCGGAGTGCCGTCTTCCTCGGCGATGTTCCATGAGATCAGCGACTCGGCGAACCGCTCCAGTTGCCGGACGGTGTGGGAGCGGTCGTCGCCTTCTGGTGTGTCGGTGTACCCGCGGAGTTGCAGGTACTCCTCCAGGCTGGTGCGGCGCGCGACAACCTCGGGCGGCTCGGTGTCCTTGCCGTACTCGGGGTGTTCCTTGAGGGAGACGGTGATTCCCTGGCTGGTCTTCTTGCGGTATGCCATGTCCGGTCCTCACGTGGTCCAGGTGGGGACAGCGCCGTTGGCGAGGACGCCTGGCACAGAGAACGTGAGTGCGCCGTCGTCGCCGCGGGTGAGGGCGTAGTCGGTGAAGAGGAGGGTGCAGGTGGGGGTGGTGCCGAGGATTTGGCCGGAGACGTTGAGGGAGAACTCGCGGGCTACGGAGGTGCTTGGCACGGTCTTGAAGACGTCGTGCGACATGTTGGAGGCGTCGTTGAAGACGCCGTTGCCGGTGAAGGACATGTCGGAGAGGAGGAGCAGGCGTTCCATTGCGCTCTTGTCGATGCCGGTGATGTCCTGGACGGCGCGGGGGGTGGAGAACTGGATGTTGGTGAGGTCGTTGCGGATGTCTCGGAGGGTGCCGCCGCTGTCGTCGATCGACAGCGCGCTCCAGCCGAGGCCGTTTTCCTTTGCCATGGTTTACGCCCTTCTATCTCTTCAGCCTTAGCCGCGCTGCTGCTGCTCGACGAGGCGGAGCTGGTGCTCCCCGAAGTCCTCACGCCAGTCCTGTGCCCGCTGATGCGTTCGAGTTGGCCCCGTATGCCGCCGCCAGTCCCCACCGCGCACCACATAGACCTCGGGCCTCGTCCGGTGCTCCGCAAAGCAGCGCTGGCCGCTATCGAAGGAGAAGACCGTCAGTCCGGCACCTGTCTTCTGCTCCCGGAACGTGCGCCCTGAGCGCTGCCGGATGTACGCCGCCTGCGACGCCCCAAGCCGCGTGGACTCGTCGACAACGGACTGCCAGCCAAGCCGCCACTGCTCGCAGCCGACCCGCTCGCACGCTGCTCGCACCGTCCGGTCTGGGGGCGAGGTGATGCTGTACGTCTGGTAGTGCTCCGGCTCCCCGGCCGGGAGGATCCTGTTGAGCGGGCGCATATCAGAACTCCGTCTCGGTGAGATTTACGGCCACGACGACGACGAATGACAGCTCCGAGAACCCGCCGGATGTGGTGGTCACGACCCGCAGATAGCGCTCGACCTCCAGTGAGCTGCTGGTGGCGATGCGCTCCGACGTAGGACCGGACGTGACCTGCGTGAAAGCGCCGCCCGTGACGTCTGCGTACGCGTCCGCAGAGCCGTCGTCGGACGACGACTGCAGCTTGATCGTCACGTCCGTGCCCGTGAAGGACAGCACCTGCAAATACGCCTGCAGCCCGTACACGGTGTGCGAAGAGAGGTAGGCGGTGCCCTGCACCGTCCACGTCCGTGGCGTCGCATCCGTGATCCCCGCCGTGCCTGCGATCGGCGCGGCCACCGAAGTGCCGCCGATCCCTGATAGCACCTCCGCCCGGAAGATTTTCCCGGCCAGCCGGTTCACCGTGCCGCCGGTCTGCGAGCCGAGCTCCAGCACGGCCGTCGACGCAAAGAT